ATAACTTCTTGGATGTCATCAAGTTTGTAATACCAGATCGAAACATGTGGGTTATCATACTCACCTCTAAGTATGTCCATTAATTCCATTTTGATTGTATCCCCAGAGCTGTTTCGAACAGTCCCTTCAGAGCTCATCGCTATGATTAAATAGTCATCCATCTTAGAGGCTCCTTGTTCGATCGCCCCAACTACATCTTCTCTAATGTCTCCAGATAGCCATTCATCAACCGTAGAGACCTTAGGTCTTAGCCCTTGAAGTTTATCAATGCTCATTGGTCGAATCTCAATAAACGACCCTGTCAAGAAGTTTTCAATTCCCTTCTTAGTGGAAGCTAGCTTAACTCTGTTTGCTCTGGAGCCAGTTGTGTTCTGCAGCGACCCTTCGGTTAAGAACTTAAACAGAGGGCCTCTAGACCTCGTAATCGCGGTTCTAATTGGAGACAGCACCTCTTCAGCCTGCTTCATGGTGGGCGCAGTTGTAATCTGATGTGTGGTTGATGTATCTACATTCAGGAAGTAGTTTTGTATACATGAACCGTACATTGACTTTGCAGCGCCACGAGCGACTATTAGATACTGTTTCATTATAAGCCGCTTCTTAACCATCTTCTGCTCATAGTGGCCATTGTAGTCACCTTTAGCAGGGACGTAAACACTTCTTTCTACAAAGTAATACCAACCAAAAATTTGTTCCGCCCAGAGTTTGAAAGTATCAAGTAACTTCAAGTCCGTTCCATCAGTTAAAGTCAACTCTTGTTCACAAAAGTCAATGAACCCGTCTATCGCTCGATCGTCATAGAAAACTCCAGGATTAGCGATTAGAGCATCAATGCGATTCATCTCCATAGAAATCTCTTTGCATACGGGAATTTCTCCTCGAGTAACAGCATCTCTAAACTCCCCGTAATATTTAGGAACGGCTGTATTAGAAAGCGCCATAGAACATTACTTCATTCCAATTCCTTTAAATCGCCTTGGATCGCCTGGAAGGAGTATGGTAACATTAGAGCCATTATACGGCCTCTCTGTTCTGGCTTTAACAAAATCAGAATGATTGTACTTAGGAGACGATTCAAACTGGCTAGACGCTCTGTCTTTAAAAAAATCAGAAACTTTTGACTTAGTTTTAAAGGTACTGGCCACTGAGTCTGCCGCGCTAGGCCGTTCTAAAATGTCAGCGACAAGTTTTGATCCGAACTTAGTGCCTTCTTTAATAAAGATAGAGAGAGCTATTGACTCCGTTCCTTTTACGATAACGTTGTCTACGAAGCGTTTTCCAAATGACTTTTTAGGTGCGGTCAATGCCGCGTATTCTTGTTCCATTTTGATTCTGGCGATGCGGCTCTTTAAAACCTCATCCGAGAGCAATTCTACTTGATTGGTTTTTAGCTTCTTTTTAGCCGACCCAACATTAGTGCTAGTGCCACCAGAACGATCAGCTCTTCGAACACCCCACTTCATACCTAAAACTCCCCAGTGAGCTAGTGCGTCATCTTCTAGCGCTTCGTTAGCTTTCTCTTCTTCTATGAACTGGTCAATCCAGTCCATTGACTGAGCTAGTAATTCTTCACCGGGGAAGATTAAATCTAAAATGTGCCCTGTCTCGTCAACTTCAAACGAAACTGTGACTCCTTCTTCTGGGAACAGGAGTTCTTCTTCGTCCACCTCATCGGCATGTTTGACCGTTGTGGATAGAGGGCCACTGTATCCTTGTATCTTGCGATCAAGTTTAGAGTCCTTAAAGGCCTGTAGTTTAGCCTTTCTTGATGGGGTTCTGCGAACAACTGCCGTAGGGCGAAGCTCTTTATCTACATCGAAGCTAGCAAAGTGCAACTCAAACTTTCGAGTAATACTTTGACCAGCTTTTCTGTACGGCCTCCAAAACAGTCTAGTTTGAACTGCCGCATTTAACTGTTTGGTTACCATGTCTGCGTATTCTTTATAGTACTCTCTTCGCAGTGGCGTATCTTTTTTAAAATCTTGGCCTTTATACTTTGGATCGTTGTTTAACTGTCTAGTCATTCCTCTAATTTTTCTAGCAGCTTTTCTATAAACCCTCGTGTACCCTACAGTATCCGCAGTTTCTATAAAATTATTTTCTAGACGATCGATCAAAGAAAGCGTAGTTCTTGGTTTTATTTTTCCGGACATGGTGCCTCTACGAACGCCCCATTTCATTCCTTTAATTCCAAAGTGCTCTAGAAACTCTTCTACTTTGGCATCTTCGTTCATTTTTAATTCTCCTTTCTCAAAAATTGTGGTACGTATTCCGTAAGAACTACTTTAGCTTACCTTTAACTCTTGCTAGCCCATTCTTACCTAGTAATGCTGCTTTCAGCTCGGAAACTGTCGTTGCACTATTGATGGCATTATATAGTTCTAAATCTGCATCAATTTCTTCATCAAGAATCAGTGGGGTAGTCAAGTTAATGTCTCCAACATCAATCATTTCGTGTTCGCCAGTCTTTGTATTCAGTGTATTTATTTTCATATTTCACCTATCAATATTTCTTCCATAGTCGCCAAAACTTTACGTAACAAGAGCCTTGCCTTGCACCTGAGTTTGGCATTTGCCAGAATCCAATGTTTATAACTTCAGTCGCATTAGGCGTAAACTCAAAAAACCACTTCTTAACTACGCTATCATAAATCATTATTGACTGGCTATACGTCCAAGGGTTGTTATATACTATGCAACCTAAAACATAGCCTGCGCTTGTCGCTGCTATGGTAATTGATGCTTCGATTTCTAATAAGTAAGTAATACCTGCACCTAATGTTCCTAATACAGCATATGCGAAACCATAAGCATTCGATGTAATATCAACAAGTGTGTTTGTCATCATTATTGGATACGTTCTAATCAGCTGCAAGGACGTATTGCCCAACATTACTGACGGTATTTCTTCTGGCTTTGGTATTCTTCGCCATCCATACCTACTTGTCATTACGCCTTGAAAAAATGTACCAACTCTAATATAGGTTTGACAGTCCCACCAATCGTAAAATGTTTGTGATATCGTATCCCCACCGCCAGCAACCACTAATAATTGGCCATAATCCTGTGCAACGGGTAGCCCACTACAGCTTTCAACTCTATACATCCCAGGCGTAATTACTGTATCGAGATTAACAGCATACAAAACTTTATTAATTTTTCCCCAGATAGATTCTGTAGTGTAAGATGCTGTTGGAAGGGCATTATCTGCCTTAGTTCCTTGAGCGGCTGTGGCATACAAACTATCGAAATATGCTTTTAAAGCAGCCTTAATATTGGCCCAAGTGATCTTTTTGACCACACTAGATTGAGTAACTGGCACTATATCTACGTCTGCGGGGGAGGTTATAGTTACTGCCCCATTAAAGAGGACCCCTACAGTGTTAACTGTAAGGTCACTAACGCCAATGGCTGCTCTGAGAGTTTCAATACTATGCACTTCTGAGACGCCAGACTCTGTAGTTTTACGAAAATATAAATAACCAGAAACTGGAGATAAGGCTGCTGCTTTTGCAAAACTTACTGATGCATCTGGATTTTCAGGCATGTAAAGCTCCTTTCTATACTACTCATACTGGGTAATTGCTCGGATTGCGGATGATGGAGGTCATTTCGGCAGTAGCATCCTTTAGCACGTCTTCGTTGATGAAGCCGACATCGGCAACATTACCTAAATAGGGCAACTCATTACCTAATTTTGATACCACAATAAATGCGCCAATATCATATACAAACAAGTAGGGCGCTGTTACAGAAGATGCTATAGCTAACACTTTTTCAGAACCGCTAAAAGACATCCAATCAGCATTACACACGCCTGTTTGAGCTACGTTAGTAATCGTGCTTCCAGAAATTGAATAGACCACTAATGTCGCTGTTGCGCTTCCACGAACTGTAACTAAATACCTACCGTCAGCTGTAAAATGCACCCTTTTTGCAGAATACGTGCTATCGCTAAAAATCAAAGTCCAAACGGAATCTATCAAACGGTATACCTCGAGGTAAGGACTGGTATTACCGCCGATTGCCATGTATTCGCTGTTTGGAGAAAATACTATATCTGAGCTATCACTAGTACGCGTTGGCTGCGTTGTGACTTTAGTGAACACCGTCCCTACTCTTGAAAAAAGAGTAATCCTAGGGGACCCATAATAACCTGCAACAGCAAACCAATTACCATCAGGACTAAAAGCACACATCATATTCCGAACATTGACGCTTCCTATGTTTTTTACAAAACCATACGTGTTACCAGCACGCTGATAAACACTAATAGTTGAACTCTGATAAACAATCGCAAAAAGGTCTCCCTGCGGAGTAAAAGATACTCCGAGGGGGCTCGTGTACGGTAAATTGGATGCTAATATACCGGTAAACACATCCGTGACTTTATCATAATTATAGACCAAAACCCGCGGTACACTTGGTGTAGAATTTCCTATAACAATGACTAAACACGAATCGTCAGGATTAAAACAAAAACCGGACGTTAAATAAGGAAGCGTAATAGGTTGTGGAACTAACGCTGCGTATGACCCATCTACTTGCCTTTTTAACAACGTGATGTACGGTTCATACATACCCCCCATAGCGATATAAGTTCCATCAGGACTAACAGCTACTTCTGTTGCTTGAAACAGACCGGCAACAGGGCTATTCACCGGGTCCATCCCATAAGGAAAGTCCTGCCTAAATAAACGGACTGCCGTATCCCCCTTTAGCATATCCTCTGCAGCAACCCCTGTAACGATCGTGGCCCCGTTGATAACGGATCCGCTTTCGATCGCATCGATCTTGGCAGCCCAATCAGAAAAGGGTGTCGCAATGGATAACTCTTGGCCTTTATTAATGATTGCTGCTCCTATTGCGTTTTTAGAATCCAATATAGACTGTAATTTTTCGGAGATACTCATGTTAGATACCTCCTAAGATATTATCAAGTATGGTATCAATGTCTCCAAATTTTAAATCAATGGCTTCTTTACTGTAGTAGAGATCCCCGTGAGAGTGACTCTGATCTGCTTTGGCATTAATAAGAAGGGTGGTCTCTTCCTTATTATAATAGAGATCTTCGTGAGAGTGGCTTTGATCTGCTTTAGCATTAAGTAGAAGTGTTGCTTCTTCTGGGCTTAAATATAAGCCATCATGCGTATGGCTTTGATCTGCTTTAGCATCTAGAACCGCTTTTAGGTCAGTCATGCCATCATCCATCTTAATTGCCTTAACTCTTGTGCGAGGAAATATGGTGTCGCCATTAGCATCGACAATTGTTTTAATGTACTTTGGCATTATAGCACCTCTTCTGGTTCTACGAATGAGGCATTGCCTTCAGAAAGCGGTGTACCAAACTCTGCCATAATAACTAGACGATGCTCATATTCGGTAGTCATACTTTTTAATGACTCTATGGCTGCGGCCGTTGTCGGTGGATCAAACACTAATTTACTTTTCAAATATACATAGTTTTTAGCAGCTTCTTGCATCGGTCCAGCTGGTAGAAAGTCATTCCAAACTTTAGTTTTATCTGTAATAGAAAATCCAGAGACTGGGCCGACACCTAATTGATTCAATATCATAAAAGCACCATTTGCTAAGATGCAGATATCTGGATCAAAGTGTGTATTCTCTTCTGTTGTGTTTAATAATTTTTTTAAAGAAGTTAAAACGCTATCCATGTGCTACCTCCTCCCATTTTTGAAGTTTATCTCCATGGTATCATATCATTTGGTCTTCTTATAACAGGATCCTTAGGAAGTAGAGAGTCATCGCCAAAGTGGATTGCTTCGTGAGTCATCTCTGATGTACAAATTAGATACTCAGGATTATAAAGATCTGGATCATCATTCAGTATCTGCTCGGGGGTTATTGGTTGCATGTGGTGGATCATAATTTTACCTTTGATCTCATGCTTCGGTATTCCTAAATCACAACCATCATCTCTAAAGATTATATAGTTGCGTGTGTCTCTCCATCTTCTAGATCTATAGAACATTTGATTTAGATACCGGTCATAGCCGAATGTTTCTTCGCCGACTCGACCGCCCATTTTTAGGTATTCGTATCTCTCTTCTAATGTTGCGAATCTTAGTAATTCGCTATACGTTTTATTCACCATTTTCGTCTCCATCCTCAGGGTCTTCGCCTCTATAGCCACGCATGGCATAGATTGCATTTGCATACAACTCCTCGACTCTTGTGGCGGCCTTCATGTTTTCGGTCTTTGCCTGCAAGTATTCTTTTTGAGTTATAAGTATCTCTTTTGAAATTTTTTCAGTAGTCGACCCTAGTTTTAAAAAGTGGGTTATAACTTGAGATGATGCGGTTCCTTCGGCCAACTGTTTTTCAGCTAAATCAACAGCTAGTGCGATTAGCTGATTCTCACGCTCTTCTGGCGTCGTTGCTGGTGGTCTACGAAAAGATGGCGAACCTAAGTTTTTATTACTAGTTGCCATAATGTTGTCACTCCTTATTTCGAGTGATCTTCGACAATAGACACGATTTTTCCTTTGTAGATTGAGTTATAGTTTCCAGAAGTTCTTATACTTTTAGGAATTAATTTTGGATCTACTATGAATTCGATCATGCTGCTATCGCTAGATGTACACCCTTCATGTTTTATGTCACCTATGATTACTTTTATCGCACTTTCGTCTAGAAACGTTATAATATACTTATTGCCAACTGGGCCGTACTCTCCTGACATAGCGACCATAATATAGTCGCCTACGGTTCGTTGCCCTGTTACCGAATTTGTTTTAGCGGTACTCTGCAACTTGTATTGTCTTGACGAAGGGCTAGTGATAGCACGAAAGGACATCCAAGATTTAAACGTGTTAGTCGAACACACTCGGCGATAAACTAGTGGCTCAACTGGCTTGGCAGATACTAGAGATTCTGTAGGCTCTTTCAATTCAACTTTAGCCTTAGGTTTAAGATCTACTAAAAAATCATCTTTAATTTCTAAAACTTTTGGTGCTTCTTGACTTGGTTTGGCCTCAGCCTGAATTACGGGAGGGCTATGAAAAAAGATTATACTTAGTATTGTGAGGTATACAATTAGTTTATGCATACTTCT